GAAACAAATTTAATATTCTAAATGCTTTTATTGATTGAATTGTTATTTAGTTATTATCTATCCCTTTCAATTTCTATTTGTCGAGCTCGTGCAGTATCAAGGCGCCGTTGTTCGTTCTCCTGCTGTATTTGGTGCAGCCAGTTATTTAATTCTTCGACATCTTCCGGCGTGTCAGTTTTTGTCTGTGCCTGCTCCGGCTGTTCTTCTGTGGCGGCTTCCGGCTGTGCCGTCTGCGGTGCTTCTGCTTCTAACCTTTCAAGCTCTGCCAATACCGCAGAATTTAAAAATCCGTTTACAGTGTAGCCCAATGCCTGTATACGGTCTTTTGTTCCCTTGGGCAGTGTTACGCTCGCGCGGTCGTAGTCCTGTTTTATTTTTTCATTTTGCCGTTTTATCCTTTGTTTGTACTTTTCTAACATTTCGTTGTTATCCATATTACCCACCTTTCATTAATGTAATGCTATTACATATAATAATACATATTGCAATAAAAAGTCAATTTTTTACATTAAATTAAATATTATTTTAATTTTATTGCAATTATGTATTAAATTTATGTAATACAATATTATTATTATTTAAAGCTCTAAAGCTTCGGGGAAAGTTGTCCCGAAGCTTTATTTTTAAATATAAAAAAGAAGTGGAGGGCTAAACCCTCCACTTCTTTAGCTTATAGAAATGTTTTTAATTTTCACATGCAACCGAAGTTGTTCATCTTCGGTTAAATCCCTAATGTCTCCGCTGTAGACATCTGCTAGTTGAATTTCGTAATAAATATATTTATCGCCTGTCAGCCAATAAGACGAACATCCATCACCCTCAGGGGCGATTGGACAATCTCCCTCCCCATTCCAAATATCATTAAGTTCGACGATGTCGCCGACTTCTACGTCGGGAATGTCTCCGGCTAAATATTCTTTCATTTCTTCTGCCATTCTTATAACTTTATTCATTTTTAATCACCTTTGCAATATTAAATATTGCCCTTTCTTTATATTATAAACACATTATACGCTTAATATATCACTTTGTAATTTCTAATATTAGAGTATTATCAAGTGGATTTTAATAATATTTTATTTTTTCATCATCTGTTGGGATAACTTCTATTATATCCCCAGGTTGCATTTTAAGCATAATGCATATTTTATTGAGTGTTTCCAATGTAATACTTTTTCCGGCTCTAATATTCTGCATGGTCTGCCGCGGTAAAAGATTATCTCTTTGGATCTTGGTTTGATTGTATCCCCTATCTTTCAACGCTTTAAATACGTCTATCTTATAATTAATCATGTTTGTACTCCTCCTTTGCTTTCATATATATAATATAACATTGTAAACGGAATATGTCAATTTAAAATTAGTCTAAAATTTGTATATTTTACTATTGACATTATACCAATATTAGTGTATATTATAACCATAGCAAAGAACAAAATAAAAAAGGCGGTTCGCCCACAACCAAGAAAAACGAACCGCACCAATCAAAAAGAAAGGTAAGCCGATTATATCACAGTTGGCGAAATGGTGCAAGATTATGAGGTTTGAGGATTTTTTAAACATAATGCATTGTGATTTTTTTGAAATTCACAAGAATGGGGAAATAGAAAAAATAGAATGGGAAAATAGCGGCGTAATGTTAGCCGCTTCTAAAAAGTACTTTGATTATATAGTTAAAGATTTCTACATAATCAGGGCAAAAAATTCTAATGAATTAGGGTTAATGATTATATTATAAGGAGGGCAAAATGATTATAGGAAAATTAAATAATGGCAGTAAATGCATTTATGATTTACCGACAGAAATTAAGACAGCCGCAGAATTTGAGAGTCTTATATATGGCTACAATAATGGAAGAATGGCGGAAGCACAACGAAAGGAACTTTACAACCAACCTAAATTATTGGGCTTAAATGGTCCAATGTTTAACGGATTCGGAACACTAAGCACGGGTGAAACGGTTGCGATTATCCGATATGAAAAGCCTTGTAGATATTAGTCAAAACCGCCCCGCGTGGGCGGTTTTGCATAGGCTGGCAACCTTGCAACTGATGGTATAAGCCAGAAACAGAAAGGATGGTTGATTTTTATGACATTTATAGAGAACTTACATGAAAAGAAAAGCAACGCAAAGGAAGCGTACATAAAGGCTGTTAGCGAATGGCAACAGACCAGAACCGCCGACAATATCAACGGCGATTTTGAAAAATGGAAAAACGTTTGTGACAAAAAGCGCGATTGTATGCTCTTAGGCGTTATTATTTAGCAGGCAAACGGCAGACGGTGCCAGCTTCCGGGGTTCGATTCCCCGGTTTGCTTTTATCCAAAATTCGGATAAATAAAAAAAGAAAGGAGTAGTGCGGCAATTGCCGCACTAAAGAAAATTATGGAAATAAAATATTATAGCAGTTTTGAAACCCCTGCCAATATGGTAACATGTAAATACATCGGCAATGGATTTGCTGGAAATATTTATAACAAGGGCGAAGTTATCGGTGAATATGAAGCCGATGACTTTGAGGAAATTTTAGAAACATTTGCAAATTTATCAATAAATGATAAGTTTGAAAAAAACAACTGCATTATTCAAGAGCGTGATGTTTATATCCTTGAATATTGTGGTTTCTCACGGGATGAAGCCATTACCGCGTTAGAACGCGGCACAACTGTATATGATGCGGTTGAACTTGAAAATAATTTAGAAAATTATTTACAAGAATGGCAATTCGAAGATGAAGACGCTAATGAAATTTGTGAGATGATATCATCTCACGGTAAAACATGGGCTGATGGCTGGTCAGCCGTTAGCGTTAATCACAAATATTATTATATTTGTGAAGTGAATTAAAAGAATCTAGTTAAATAGCCGCCCATTATGGGCGGCTATTTAAAATTATGAGTCACAATCTTTAGGTTTGTAAAGTGTGCGAATAATAAACTTGCTTCTAAAGCTGCTACTTTACGCCCCCAATATAAAGAAGTTGCTTTACTCATTGTATGATGGAACCTGTGTGTTGTGTATCGTAAGCGCTAAATAAAACAGAGGATTTATTTAGTGTTTACTGTGTATTATCAAAATCAAGACGATTTTATTTTTTGATATAAAAAAGGGGGAAAGCTGCCCCTTTTCATGTTTCGTGCTATAATTTTATATTATTTTCGGACATTGAAAATTTAATATAAACGTGATATTATTAAGAATAACATAGTTTATCAGTGTACCTTATTTTGTATATTATAAAATAAATTATTACATTATACAAACAGATGATTATGATAATATGTTTTCAAGCTGTGTGCAAATGCTAATATAAGAATGTCGGAAATATGGCATATAAAAATGTCGGAAAACCTACATTCTTATATGATAAAAAACTACAATTTTATATTGACATTTGCACTGTAAATTGAAAAAATATTCACGGCTGTAAAGGCATAATTTAAAAGAACTGAACCATATGCACTTTAGCGAACTAAAGTTTTCAACCTCTTTTCAGAGGGAAATTTGTTCAAAATTCAATCAAAAACCCCGACTTTTTTAAAATGAAAAGTCGGGGTTAATTTTTAAAATATAGGGGGGTATAAAAATTTTCCGAATATTTTCTCCTGTCTTGCTGATAATTTATAAAAAATATCCTATCAAAATTCCTAACTCATTAGTATATTTTGATTTACAGTCGTATTCTTTAATATCAGAATATAATTGTAATATTTTATCAGATTTGATTTTATAATTATATTTTAAGAACATTCTGTCTAGCTGCTTTAACATTACTGAAAGCTTAGATATCTTCAACATCTTATTTATTGAATCACGTTCATGGCCTTTGCATATACTTGAATAAAATCGGATTAATTTCCCAATATCAATCCAATATTTATCGTCAGCTTGATTTGTGATTGAATCATTGAAATACAAATCAAGAGATTGTACAAGATTTAACGCCAGTAAAGCTCTTGAAATAAAGCCATTATCAATTTGCTGGTAAATGCAGCCAATACCTATTTTGTGCAATATTTCATTTATATTTCCACTATTATTAAATATCCAGTCGATAATATTATTTCTGTACATTATAAGATTGCATTTGATATTCATATCTATATGTAATGTATCAATTTCGTTAAACATATTATATTTTAGATATTTATTAAAAAATACATTATCAATAATATCTAAAAATTCTTGCTTATTATTATAAACACTATAATATTGCTCATTCTTATCATCTTGCAGATATTTTTTTAATTCAAATGGCTTCTTAAGCTTATAATTATAATTAACTAAATTTGAATACTTAATAATTGCGGACAGATTATTCTGAATGAACAGCATGTATCCAGAAATATTGCACTGTGGCAACTCACCATTTTGGCATGAAATAATATTATCTTTCCATGTATCAAAAAATATTAAATTTTTACCTTGAGTCGCATTTTTTAAAAAAAATTTAAACAATTCTCTCTGTCCTAATGCTTGTTCAATATCAATCAACGTAGGAATAGAAAGCTTTCTCGTTCTGTGTTCTAAATAAGGTTTCTTTAAATTTAACACCATATTATCATTTGGCAACCCATAAATATTATCATTCATTTTTATATTAAAATCATTTTTTAAAAATATATTAGGGATTAAATATCTATTTTCTTCATTAATATATACTTCCTCATCGTCTTCAAAAAATATTTTGAGATAATTCTTTTTCTGCAAATTCACACCTAGTTTTTCCAAGCAGAAAATGTGGTCTTTAATCCATTTTTTATTCTTTTCAAGTCGAACTGTATTAATATCGCCTGCGACTTTATACGCAAGTTCATACAATGTTTTTTCCGCTTTTTTGCAGTTCTCACCGGGATTAAGCAGTTTATTAAAATAATTGTCAATAATCTTCGCTGTCAACTTACCGCTATCAATATTTTCATATTTTACCCAAAATGACATATAATTATTAGAATGAATTATTTTCTTATTATCTTGAGCCTTATTCATATTTATAAGACTACTATGATAATCATAAAAACAAATACTCTTATATAGTTTGTCGTTTTTATTTAATCTTGTGCCTTTCTTAAAAGAAACAAAATTAACAGTATCATCCTTATTTACAACAATATAATCCCCCACATCATGGATATCATGCACTATGTCCGGGGGATTTTTTTTAAATACTTTCATACATTCATCTATCATTTTTTCTCCAATTATTAAATAATTACTCTATAAAATGACCCCATGAGATATAAATAATCCTATAGGGTCATTTCAAATCAATTCATTTTCTTTCTCTAACAGAATCAATAAAGCCGTCATAGACATTGTTCTTAGATATTCTCCATCTTCCAACTCTCTTTCTTTAATCGGAATATCATTTATAAAATCATAGTTGGTATAAAGTTCGACGCCCTTATATTTTTGGCACCATACACAAACAATCGTATCGCCACCAAATTCTGCAATATCACGTTTTAATTCTCCTATTAGCTCTGAACATTCAAAACTAACGCTTTCCCCATTTTTATTTATAAACGCCATAATTACTCCTGTTTTATATATTTTATTTAGTATATCATAAAAATTTACATATTTCAAATAATATTGTTAATGCTATTATTATTTGCTGTAAAAATAAGTGATTTGCTAGTGTAATCGTGCTGTTTAAGCTCATAAATCAACTTTTCTTTAGTCATTTCCGGATTAGTTCTCTGTATATATTCAAGCAATTTATCTAATTCACACATCAAGATGCACTCTCACTTTCTTTCTTAATTCCTGCCATTAAATAATCCAACAAATAAATTAATTCTGAACCATAAAGGCTTATCCAGTCTGCCATAAATTCTTCCTGCTCTATAGGTATATGTATGCCGTAAGAAAAACAAAAACAGTGGCATAGCTCATGTGCTATTATTTTACGCAAATAAGCCCCTTTTGGCTTGTTGGATACATATATAGTCTTGTCGTTCCAATCGGTCACAGCAAGGCTTATAGAGCCGTCAGAACGTGTCAAATTATTGTTTGTACCGTGAACAAATTCAATTTTCCACTCAATACCATTTATCAAAAACATATTTCACCTCAAAAAAAAGAAATCACCAGCTAAATATCAGCCAGTGATTTCTAAATTTGAAATTATTATTTTTTCATTCTTCAATTAACAAGTAATTAACATATCTTGTTGCTGTTTCGGCAAGTTCTTCACTGTAATCCAGCAAATTCAACTTGTATTCCGGTTTGTGTCCGTATGCAACGGTATAAAGCTTTTCTACAAGCTCTAAATTGTGCAAATCGGATAGTTCAACAAGAATTTTGTGGTATAAAAATTTTCGTGTCCATTTGAATCGGTCACAGATTATTTTAAGCTTCCAGTTATTCTTGTTAAACCACTTGCCGCTATCCGGCTTTTCTACAATACCATAACGTTCAAGTGACTCTTTCTCCGGGATTGCCTGCCGTGATTTTTTCAATGTCTGCTCCATATCGTGGAAGCGTTTCACGTACAGGGCGGTAAAAACAATTCCCTTTTCCCCGGTAAACTTATTCGCAAGAAACTCACAGCCCATGCGGGTTACTTTATAACATTTGTTTTCTTTTCCGCTATCGTCTTTATATGTAGACGGAATAAAATAATCACTGACCACGAAATCGTGGTCAGTTAAAGTTTCAATAACTCCCTTTGTTTTGCCGTCTTTTGTACCCTCTAATTTTTCAAGTATCTTATAATGTTTCATTTCTAGCATATTTGCAATTTCTAATGTAGTTATTGTAGTATTTTTATTTATCACTTCTCCATTCATAACAGCACCTCCTAGTATGTTGGAACAAAGGTTCCGTCCATAATGCCAATCGCCAGTTCCATACCCGTAACTGCATAGAAGCTGTTGTTTTGAGCTGCACAAGTATTGAACAATTCTTCTAGTTCTTCATAAAGGCTGTCACTCAAGATTTCTTTAAGCCTATCCATAAATGGTTCAAAGATTTTAAAATACTCATCACCAGTTTCCGTCTTTTCTATTTGATTCGTATACACTATTTGCAAAAATTCTTTCATAAATTATACCTACCTTTCAATTTTTTCTTGAAAAGAGATACTCTCTATGATAAAATATTTCACAGAGAGTTATCTCGGTTTTAGAGCAGTTGCATGACCGTCAAATCATGGGCAACTGCTCTTTTTGCTTAATTACTGATTTCTTCATCAACCTTGTTGTCAAGCCATTCCTTTTTAGTTATCCCTTTTTCAGAAAGTTTTTTTTCTAGCTTCTCAAACTTTTCTCTGTCAAGTTCAGCACTAAAATTTCTTGTCTTTTCTCTACGCTGTTTCATGTAATCAGCTCTGCTCTTAGGTGCGATTTTAACCACCTCCTTGTTACGAGTTACATTATATAATGTTACGTGTAACAAGTCAATGCCTTTTTGAAAAAATTTTTAAAATCCACAAATCACTAGCCAATATTTAGTTGTCAATGTTCAAGAAAGCAGGGACATTTCTGCCCCTGCCATTACATTATTACATTTTACTTACAAGCGTTGAAAGCTTGCTTTTCAGCATTGTACGTTCTTCTGCCGTCATGTCTGTAAGCAGTTCTGTAATATCGCCGGACAACTCTTTCATGTAGTTTTCAAGCGATTTCATCTTATGTTCTTTGTCCTCTGCGGTATTCGCTTTGTGCATTTCTTTGGTTTCTGTATAATGCCGCTTCGCTTTATCATAGCCGCTTTCGGTCATATTCATGCCGCTTACCGCCGGTTCTGTGTAATACATTCTGCCATAATTGCGGTCAATATCCCTGTCGTGTTCCATTCCGCTGTACATTTCCGGTGTCATGTGGAAATACGGAGGTTCATCGTATCCCCGGCGCGTTCCTCTGCCTTTTGGCGCAAATCTGCCGTTTGCATAGCGGTAGTTATCATAAAATCTTCTGCCGTCACCAAACCGCTCAAACATTTCCATTGTTTCATCTGCGCTCGATTCTTCCATTGCTTTCATCAATGTACGATAATACATTGCTTCTGCAAGGTCTTTCATCATATCTGTAACCTGTCCCATTTCACACGGGTCTATATTTTCAATTCCTTTGTCAATTTCACATTTGGCACATTCAGACAGTTTTTCAATCATGTCGTGCATTCTCATAATATCCATAAAACCGCCCCCTTATGCTTCCCGAACTGCAATTAAATTGCTGTTCTGAACTTCGATTGCCTGTGTAGAAGTATTCTGTACCGCCGCCATAACGCAGCAACCGCGTGGAACGTCCACATATGCCTGTGCCGAAACATTAAAGAAGTTCTCTACTGCCGCCGGTGTAACAATCATACGAGTTGACTGCAACGGCTCACCGTCAATCGCAATAGCAAGAGAAATAGCTTCAACCGTTCCGCCGGTAGGGATTTGAATGTTTCCGGAATAAGACACTAAAAATCTTGCCCTGCACTGATTTGTAAGCCCTCTTAATTTAACAATGCCGCTTCCCTGTCTGTGCGTAATGCAATTTGAACCGGCAACCGGTGTTTCTGTAAATACCACATCTTCTCCCTGCGCAACAGTTTGAAGTGCAATTCCTGTAAATTCTGCCATGATAATACCTCACTTTCATAAAAATAAGGGCAAACTGTTTCAGCCTGCCCTTGCTCTCCCGGCTCAAATGCCGGTAACGTCATGTAACACTGCTTTTGCAGACATAATCTTTTTGATTAAGATACATTATTAATTTGTGCTTTATTAGCAACCGCACCCTGCATTGCAACCGCAGTATATATTAGGGTTCGGCACCTGATATGCCGGAATCGGCGCCGGATTGACTGCATTAATAATCTGCTGTGTCTGCGAAGCCATTGCAGTAGTAAGTAATGCGCTCTGTCTATCCTGTGAAGCCGCTCTGCGTAAATCGTTGTTTTCTGCCTGTAAGCTGGAAATTTTCTCATTGCAGAGATAATCAAGAATGGCTCTTGTCCCTGCATTTTGGCTGTCGATAATATCTCGTGTATTACTATTCATTGTATTCTGTAATGCACAAGTATTCTGTGCCATGTTGTAATTTACGCCTTGAATTGCTTCTCTTGTTTCGCAGCAGCAATTAGCAAGCTGTGATTGTAATGCATTTGTATTCTGCATATTTGCTACAGTGTCCGCATTAATAGCTTGCTGAATACCAAACCCAGTCTGTAAGATATTGGTATTAATGCCATTAAAGCCTGTGAGCATACCATTATTGACAGCATAGAAGCCATCACACAATCCGTTGGTAATTCCGTCAAGCTTTGACACAATAGCTGAATTATCAAATCCTCTTTGAATATCAGCCTGTGTTGCATATCCCTGTAATGCTCCACCATTTCCACCGAAACCACCGAAGCCGCCGCCCCAGCCGCCGAATATTGCGAAGATTACGACAATAAACCAAAGCCAACCGCCATCTCCCCAGCCGTTGTTATTGCTATTGCCATCAATATTAGCCACTAATGGCACACTAGCACAATTTGAATTAAACATATTATTTGCCTCCTAAAAATATATTCATAAAGAGGTTTCCCGGATATTATGCATAAACCTCTAATATGCTGTTACATGTTAAATTTACTTTTTAACTTACTCATTACTTCATCAGCGTTTAAGCCTTTTTCTTTACATAAGTTTCTTGCCATCTGTTCAACGCCTTGCATATCGCCTTTTTGAGCCATTCCTACGACATTTTTCATCATAGGGTTTGACATCATCTGGTTGTTTCCTACAATCTGTTGCAAAAGCTGTTGAGGTCCACCTCTCATCATTTGAATAATGTTAATTGGATTCATTCTTTCTCACTCTCCTTGCTTTGTGTTCGTGAAGATTTTTTTTGTGAACTTAAAGTCTTATCAAATCTATCCTCTAATTGTTCAATTTTCCCAAATAATTCATCTAGTTTATTCATAATACCCTCTGTAGCTTTCTCTGATAGGTCTATTTTGAGATTTTCTGCGTTAGGTATAGAATTTATTGCCTGATTGTCTTTTGGCTCTATATGGGGCGTATACAGAACTGTTTTTATCGTTCCATCTGCGTTCCATCCCTTTACATAAATTTCTGATAAATCCTGTTTTGGGAAAAAAGCAACGCTACCATCCATTGGTACTTCATTGGCATTAATATTTTCAACGGCAGCTACAACTCGCCCATTAATTCCAGTTGCCTGCTGTGGCATAACCTGCTGATTTGCCACTGCTATTCCTGCCTGCGGCAATTGCTGTTCCTGCTGTATCCTTTGCATATTAGCCATAGGATTGTATTGATAAGCCGCATACCCTGGATTAAAATTCATAATCGGTTGCTGATACGGATTGTTTATCTGCATTGTTCTTCTCCTCTTCTAACACTTTTTGAATTGCGTATATCATAATTGATTGATACACCAGCGGAACTTTACCAACTTCTTTTTCAGCAAAAATTTTTTCTCTGACTTCATCTGAAAACATTGCCGTTCCCCCTTTCTGTAATTATATTTTTGCATAAAAAAAGAGAAGAGCGTTATCATGTTCTTCTCATATTTGTGTCATGCCACGGCTATTTATTCGGTTGTATGTGTGTAAGTTATATCGTACACACTATTTACACACTTTTGATGTGAAAATGCGTGATATTTTGTGAAATTTTATAATTTTATCAATCTTACTTGAAATGCGTGATTACAGCTTAAATAGGCTATTTACTGCCAATCATACGGAGTTACCTGATATACATAATAATTTTATCAGTTTCCCCCATAAAATTACCCGCGAAGCCGCTTAGTTACTGGATTTCTTTTTGGAATTGGTGTGTAAGTTACACACCATTTACACACTAACATACTTTCAATCCAAAATCTATTACATTATTCTTATCATTTTCAACGATACGTTCAATGTCGTTTGCAGATTTTTCTTCTGTTACGTGCGTATATAAATCCATTGTCATTTTAAGTGTTGCATGGCCTAAATATGATTGAACAACTTTCGGCTGTATTCCAACTTCAAAACATCGTGTAGCAAATGTATGTCGGAATGTATGCCCACTAAAAACCGGAAATTCGTCTGTAAATTCTCTTGTAAGATTAATCTGCTCAACAATTCTTTTAATTGAATCAGAATAAATTTGAGAATTTATCGGTGTATTAAATTTAGTAACAAATAAAAAATCATTCTGCTGTTTAGGCCGTTTTTTGCTAATAATATCTTTCAAGACAAATTGCTTTTCAAGATATTTGCGGCATTTGCGATTTATAGGAACTTTTCTATAACTCTGTTTCGTTTTTGGCGGTTCGATATGAAATGTCTTACACTCATCATCAAGATATTTTTGATAAACCAGCGTTTTATTTACACTAATATATCCATTTTCTAAATCAACATCTTCTTTTGTAAGCGCAAATAATTCACCCGGTCGCAATCCGGTATTAACTGCAACGTTGTACATGTTGTCATAAAAAGTGCCGCTACAAACCTCAAAAAAGATGTCCTGCTGTTCGAGCGTTAATGTCTTTGCATTAAACTCTTTTTCTAACCTCAATTTAACACCCTTTGCCGGATTCTTTGTCATTAATTCATCTTCTATTGCTCTTTCAAACATATCAGACAAAATAACTTTGATTTTATTTTGGCGTTCATGTTTATATCCACTGTCATTAGCAGTATCAATAAGTTGCTGTATATCCGATTTGACAAGTGAATTTATCTTGCTATTCCCTAAAAAAGGTGATATATTTTTGTTGTAAACATGAGTGTATTCCCTAAGCGTGTTAGGGCGTACACTTTTCTTTTTATATAATTCCACCCATTTTTTAAACCACTCATCAAGAGTAATTTCATTGCGAATACTCAATAGATTTTCGTTGTCAGCAATTGCAATCGCAAGTTCTTTGCGTAAATCAGATAACTTGCGATTGTAAATCGTCTTTACATTTCCGAATCTATCTTTGTATCGTCCTTGATATGTTCCATTTTTACGCTGGGTAATTCCTGCTCCCAATTCTTTGCCTTTCAAATCTTTTCCCATGTATATAGCTCCTTTCAAAAAAAAGAAGCCGTGACATAACAATCACATATTACTACATCACGGCTCATATTTCAACGTATGATTATATTTCTCTTGTTTTATCAATAAATTTTTCAAATTCCCTACGTTTAACAAGGCATTTCCCTTTGCCTACAAAAAAGGCAAACGTACAGCCGGGTTGATTCAATAATTCTCTAATTTTATTAAGCCCAATGTTGCTATATTCTGCCGTTTCTTCAACCGTCAACAATGCTTTCTCCCAAATTGGGATTGTTTTATTCATGTTATCAGTCCTTTCTATTTTGTTTTTTATGTCAACTATGCGGCGAGAAACCGTGGCTTTTGATAATAATATTTTTTGACTTATCTGTTCCAAGCTCTTGCCGCAAGCTAACATTTTAAATATTTGCATTTCCTCTTCTGTAAAGTTGGCATTTTCGATAATTTTTTCAAGCTCCGGCTTAGTTAATTCCGAAAAATTCATAAGCCGTTTCCCTTCAATTATTTGTTTTTACGCTCCGGGCATTTACCAGTACGGTTCTTACAACCGTAAATTGCCGCGCCTTGCTTATTTGTGCCTAAATAAAACTTATGCTTGCATTTATCACAGCCTTTGTCAATTGCGCTATTTATGTTCATTTTTAGTACCTCGATTCCATTTAAAAACTATGTTATTGTCCTGCTGCCAGTATGCATTATCATGTGGACTTTTTAATCCATTTTCACGGCATTTATCCCAACACGATTGACACAACTGGCCTGTTTCACGGTCTATAGGATTGCCGCAGTGGTAGCATAGATTATTAGCTTTGCGATACTCTTTTATATCTATTTTGTCGTAATATTGCTTTTTATGCGCTTGAGCGTTCTTTTTTAAGCATATTGCACATTTGGCTTTAGGCTTTGCCGCTGGACGTTTACCACAACGGGTACAAATACCTTGTTCTTTTCGTTGTTGGTACAGCGCCCGCTGCTGTTTTTTGAATCTCTCATTGTATTGTTTTTGTTTTTCATCAGATATGGGATGGTTTGCACGGTATATAGCTTTTTTTGCTAAACATTCCGGGCAAATATGTTCATCGCCAAAAAGTTTGTTTTTTTTGCATTGCGGACAGATTTTGTGTTCTTTGCACCACTCACGAAATTCTTTTTCACGTTCGTTATTTTTCTTTAAACAATCCGAACAGTAGTAACCAGTTCTGTCAAGCGGCTTTCCGCAACGTGGACATAATCCATTATTTTTCCGTTTTATATAAAAATTGTGACTTATTTCTTTTTGTGTCAATGGCATTTTTTACTATTGAGTAAAACCGGTTTTAATGTGCGCACAAACCTCATTACTCCTTTTAATAAATTTTATTTCCCAATATTGGTTATCTTATCTTTTAAATACTCTGGCATCGGAATAGCCTTATATTCTAATTCATTTTCTTTTGAAGTTTCAATAACTTTAACATCTGAACTCTTACAACTATTACTAAAATATAAAGATTTTATATCTTCCGGCAAACTAATTAATTCTTTCTGCCTTGACACCTCCTCTCTATAAGCCCTCATGAAATTACTGCTCACAACACTCTCATTAAAATGTTCATCTGTAGCCCATGTTAATAACATACTAGGTGAACCTACAGCATTTTTTATAGCTGTAGGAAACTTGCTAAATTCTTCCTCCGCTCCATATGTACCATTTCTAAGTGCTTTGCTAACAATACTCCACGCCTCTAGTTCATTTAATTCTCGTGGTTTTGAGAGTGTGTTAATGTTTTCTATTATCTTACCTAAACTTGGTGCAAATCCTGTTGTGTCTGTTACTATATATTTTCTTATAGCTGAGTCACATAATGTATATGAATAATCTTTTAGCATCGAAAAATATAATTTAATTGTAGCTTCTGCGTCTACCACCTTAAAATTAGGATATGCAATTGTTATTGTTGTAAGTATTTTAGCCGTTTCTTCCTCTGTCATTAACCTCATCTCCTCTAGCTTTTTTCAAAAACACATTCAACTGGTCGGCTTGCGTGTTAATAGTGTTAATATAAGTGTTTCTCGTTATAATTTTCTGATTTAGGTAACTTTCAAATTTGTTACCAAACAACGTCTCTGGCCGCAGAAATTTCTCCATATCTGTCCCTCGCCATTCGGAAGTTTTTTTATCAATTACAGTCTTAAAATCATCCAATGCAAAGCCGTCTTTTATTCTTGTTTTTATTAGCCTTTTAGTTTTTTCAGACGTTGATTTATAGTTGGTAGCCGCAGCTATGTTCAAATAGTCAATAACATCTTTAACAATTTGACTATTATTCTTTTCATCATCATCAGTAAATTCTTCTATATTCGTAGACTCTTCTGTGACGTCTTGCCTAACATATTGACATGGTTGTTGGTCATTCTTATAACATTCTATTTGTCTAAAAATGTAATCCTTAAAGTTTTCGCTTGCTATCTTATTGGCAATTGTTTTAATTCCCGTCAATATTTTTTCAGATGAAGTCCAATTGTATTTATGCCAATTAAGCAATAAAATTTCTCCTGTGGCTTCGTCAAATTTTAATACATCGTGAACTTCATCAAAACGCTTTATCAGCCTAATAATAGTATCTTTGCTATATCCGGTATCTTTTACCATTGTTCCATAACTAACTTTGTAGCATCCACTTATATTTGTTTGTGGATTAGTTAAAAGATACAAGTAAAAATATTTATCCTCTGGCGTAAATTCCTCCTCGACTTTTGAATCGCTCCAGAAGGACAATCTAACATTTCTGTACATTGCCATTCGATCACTCCCTTAATATAATCATCTTCTTAGCTAATGCGTACCCGTATTCACGATTAGCTCCTCTTGATGTTTCCCATCCTTTCAACATATAAATACAATCACACATTTTTAATAATTCCATACAAATATTCATGTATTCTTCGTGCAAAGTATCCTGCGGCATAATAATGTTTAAATTTGCAGGGTTAATAATTGTGTAATTATGTTTCCCATCTTTAAGCTTATCCTCCGCCTGCTTAAAATGAATTTTATAATTTTTGTCGTCTGATATAGCTCCCGATATATATATTCTCATATATGATTCTCCTATTTCATTAACTCTGCCATAACTTTTTCTTGTTCAGGCATACCTTTTAAAATGCTCATTACTTCATTTTCCGTATTAACGCTCCTGAAACCGGTATGCATAAACATACGCCCATTGGGCCTGTAAATTGTCATCGAGCTTTCTCCATATAATTTTGCGTAATATCCATTAGAATGTTTATACTCTTTTATTTCATTCATACATGCATCTCACTTTACAATATCATTAATATTTATTTTAATACCGTCAAATGTTCTGTCCTTGATATATTTATTTGTATCAAAAAACATCAAATTTCCCTCTCTGTCAGTTGCCATGCTTACACCGTTCCGTGTAAGGCTGGATTTTAACAGGTCAAGTAAGATTTGTATTTCGTGTTTTACTTCGTCTTTCATACTGTACCACCTTGATTGATATTCAAATTTTCAAACATAGCACACATGATATCAACAACAATGCTGTTGCCAAACTGCTTATACAACTGTGTATTACTATTGACTGCTGCCATTTTGTCAATATCTTCATCAGATACACCCATCAGCCGTCCGCACTCTCTAGGTGTTAGCTTTCTGATACGATATTGGGGTTTTTCAAGCAATAAATTGTCTTTCTGCACACTCGTTAAGCAATTACTTGTGCCTTGCATATTTACTTCTAATCTCTGCTCTGTTGGACTTCCCACAGTTCTATCTGACGGATTATCGGGATTTCTGCCACGCATAGCAACTATCTGACTTTCACACACTTTAATCTGTTGCGTACCGCCACCCTCAACTGTTGTGATGTTAGGGCAAAGTGCATTTTCATCATATACTGTGTTTGATTGGTGTTTGCCTGTGCCACTATCCATAAATCCCAACTGTTTTGTTTCAAGTATTTTCGGTTCTTGATTACCGCCTTGCATTGTACTCAACGTTGGACTACACCCCCACACACATCATAAATTCTGTTGGTACTCTCAAATTTTGCTTCAAGAGAACCTATTACATTTACATCTGCCATAATTACTCCTAAATCGTGTTTTTTAGCCTTTACACATCGGGAAATGCCCACGATAATGCCTCTTTGAAATCTGTCTGAAATTTCTGTATATATGCTTCCTAATACTTCCATTCAATTACTCCGTTACTTCCGTAATTATCAAACCCTTTGTAATCCCTTGCCATCAATGTTGTTGCAATATCAATTTGTTTATCTAATGTTGCTCCTTGGCCTTTCAACAACACAGTTTCCATCCGACCGCAAGTTTGATATTCCGCAGTCGTATCTTGCCTTGATACAGTTTGCAACTTCTCTTGATTGCGGTTTACAGATTGTTCCGTCAACGCAAGTCTGCTCTGCTCTGCTCTGCTCTGCTCTTAGGGATTGTACTTGGTAATGTGCCGTTGTCAATAAGCTGTTTTATGAGTTTGCCAGTCTTTTCATTGTTGATGTAATACTTTTCATCTACATTATCCTCAAGATAGTCTTTCAACTTCTTTTTGAGTGGTATAGGCTGTGGAAAATGGTAATTGTACTCGCCCAGGAATGAAAACATAAAACACCTTTCACGATTTTGTGCTACCCCATAATTTTTAGCGTTTAAATCTTGATAGTAATTTGTGTAACCAAGGCTTTCAAGGAAATCTATCCACTTTCTAAAATCAGGCATATTATCCTGACTATGTACTTGTGGCACATTCTCCATGAATAAAATCTGTGGCAATTCTCCGTTGCTATCTCTGATTTCTGTTAGTATTCTCTCAACTTCCCACAACAGACCGCTTCTTGTGCCGCTGCACTTAGACATTCCGGCTTGTTTCCCAGCAACTGATAAATCCGTACAAGGAAATGAGTAAGCAAGTAAGTAAGTGAATGCATTTGTGTCGCAGATATTCAAATCTTCTGCATGAACCTTAGTTATATCCATTGTAGGAAAATCTGTGCCATGCACTGCGTTATAGCTTGCTATAGCATACTTATTAAACTCCACAACTCTGTAATGCTCAAATTTAGCACCTATTCTCTTTAGCGCCATAGCTTGACTTCCATAACCAGCAAAAAGCTCTATTAATCGAATAGGCTTCGTTATGGAAACTGGCTCTCTCATAAAGTCAAATAAAGTCATTTGTCTGTCCATGTTTTAGCTCCTACTGGTGGTCTGATTTCATCAAAATTTTCTACAATTTCCTGTGTCAAATAGAATCTGCTCATGCGCCGATGACAGCCGTCACACTTGTCTTTCGGGCATTTGTATGTGTGTTTGTAAGCTCTGCACTGGTTATCTTTCAACTGAATCACCTGCTTCCTTTGATTTTTAGTTAGTTATATTCTTTTCTTTTAAAATCCTCACAAGGCACTGTTTTGCCACAAGCATAAATATCTGTTCCTAATGGACTTCTTACTTTAAGATAGCCAAACTCGCAAATACTACAAAAGTGACTTCCACTATTGCTTTTACAATCATTAGGTTTATTTTCTTTCATTTCATCAAGTTTTCTATTCATGCAGTCATTATCTTTAGTAAGAGTATATATCTTGTCCATAAGACGATAATATTCTTTATTACTTAAAATCTTTATTCTGAATCACCCACTTTCATAAAGCACTTTTAAGCATATCTGCCTTAATAAGTTCATATATAATATCAAGATATGTTCTGCGGTCTCTGTATCGGCAATTTGCGTCTTTATGTATTCTCGGGTCATTATTTATCCAATCATTAACATCGAAAATCGCACTGCTCACAAAAAGCATTTTGCACCCCCTTGAAACGCAAAGATAATAACAACCGTTCTTTCCATATTCGCCCTTACATTTCTTAAATCCGAATTTTTCAAATTCTTTGGCTTTAACTTTCGGAATTAGCATTGTTTTCACCCGCTTTCAGCAAATCCATAAACTTCTCATACTGCTTCTGCGACACCTTGTTATATCTCTTATCTTCTCTGATTTCGATTTTAAGGTGTTTTTCTGCAATGTGTGACAGTTCCTTTGCAAGATTCTTTCTGCCTTGCTGTATGCCGTCACGGTAGCCTTTAGACGGCTTGTAATCATCAATCTGTGCTTTTCCCTCTCCTTGTGAACCACTTGTTTTGTTCCTTAACTGGTATCCTTTGTCGGCATAAGCCTTAATGTAATGCTGTTCCTGTTTATCCAGTTCCGACTTAGGAAAATGCAGAAATCCTATCTTCCAGCCACAAGGATTGCTTTTTGAGTACAATTTGTGCTTTTTGAGTGAAAGGTCAATATGTTGGTATCCGACAAGGTGCTGTGCAAGCCTTGTCATAATATGTACAGCCTGCCCGATATAGGCATACTTGAATCCGTTTTCATCAATTCGTGTCAAAAAGTATATGCCGCTCTCCTCGTCAAGCTTTGGATTGACTTCTAATAAACGTTTTTTATTGTTCTGTTCAATCGCTTTTGCCTGCCTAATACTTTGATAATTCAAATTTCATCACTCCAATCTATCATTTGACCGCAATTATCACAATAACGCAAAAAAATAATCTCCAAACGGGTTTCCTGTGTCCGTTTTTAAATCATATTTACAACAAGGGCAATCGAAACTATTAGTATCATTTTCTATAGGCTTCTTCGGTATCTGCTTTTCAAGTGCCGTCTGGCATTCTTCCAAAGTCCCAATCTTGCGATATTGACGCCAATCACTTAATGCTTCAAAATAATTGCTTTTCATATCCTGTAATTCTTCCGGTGTGCCAATTTTCTGGTACTGTTGTACTTCTTCAAGTGCCTGTATTGCAAGTTGAGTAGCTTCTCTTGATATATTACTTCCAAAAGGCAATTCAATATTCAGTTGTAGTTCTTTAATTGCTTCATTTTCTGTCATACTTACACCTCTTTAATCAAATGGTAATCCCTCATCGTCTACGCCATCTGGAATTGACATAAAGCTGTCTGAACTAGCATTACCGCCCATAATTCCGTTACTGTTATTATTCTTCTGATTAGAACGACTTTCGCAAAATTCGTGTTTTTCAACAACACAATCATTAGTGTAGACTTTCTGTCCGTCCTTGTTAATGTAGTTGCCTGTCTGCCATCTACCCTCAACGATTATCTTAGTTCCCTGGTGCAAATACTTCTCTGCAAACTCTCCATTCTTGCCAAATGCGATACAGTTAATAAAGTCTGCTGCCTGTTCGCCCTCTTTCTTGAAAGCTCTGTCAACAGCTAATGTGTATCTTGCTACTGCCATACTTCCGTTTGCTGTCTGTGAATATCTGACCTCTGGTTCTCTAGTTAGCCTGCCACATAAAATTACACGATTCATTGCTTTTCCTCACTTTCTAATAACTCAGGGTTGTCAAAAATGTTGCCGCACACTTCAAAATGTTCTCTGTCAAATTTGTCAATTGGTGCTATATCTTCGCTTCCATTTTCTTTTGAGCAAAATTCACTTCCACGCCACAAAATTCTTATATAAGTCTCATCTTCTGGATATTCATCATCTAAATGTGCAACCATGATGTCATTTTCCCAAATCAGCTTACCATTCTTATCTTTTAAGCCTGTGCATTGGCAGATGGTATCTTTCTTTACTTCTATAATATGTGATGTTGAAAACCAACCGGCTAATATTTTGATTGCATGATTCGGAATAATCAAATAAGTGTCATTTACTTCAACAAGTTGCCCTTTAACCCATCTGCCGGAATCATCAAACTTACCCTTGAATAAATATCTATCTTCCATATTTTCTCCTATTCTGCTTGAAGCCATTCAAGCCACTGCTTTTCACTTGAAAATTTAGTGTTATGGTAGTAAATCCATTCTGCTAACTCTTCATCCGACATATTCCTGATTCTGTCGGCATTGGTTGTTGTGAATTTAGATGAAGTAATCTCCATCGTCACATCCGTAATAAGTCCATCTCCATAACCATCTAGCTTTACAGATTCAATACTGCCGGCAAAATTACCATTTAAAGATAAATTCAATATTCTCGGTTTTCCTGTAGCACCATATCTATTTTCCTCTGCATCAAGAATTTTTATCAAATCACTAACTGTTACAATTTTCACTTCTCAATACTCCTTTCTGCTATCACATTTGCAACAAGGCTCATTATCTCTTGGATTGCTGTTGCGTTGGCAGTTGCAAGAAGTTTTTTCTTCGCTATCATCAAATGCTTTTAAAAATATTTCAGCAATTTCTTTCTCGTATCTACCACACATACCTTTGCAATCAATATCCGCAATAACCCTTGAAAAGAAATCTTTGAATTTGTCGGCTATATAATCTCCTGTAAAATCGTTAGGTATGTCAATTACTACTTTCATCTTCTCCACCTCTCAATTCCTCTTGATTATCTTCTTTTTCTTTCTTCTTGACTCCTACAAGACAATCGGCAATAGCTTCTTTAATAATCAAAGTATTGTATCTTTCAAGGCTGATTGCTATTGTTTTATCCTCGTACTCTCTTGTATTTCCTAAAATATCTCTGTATTTAGCCATATAATCTCCTTTCTAAAACGGACACTCATTAGGATTAGTAAGTAGCCATTCCTTGTTACGCTCTGCAACGTCCACATTCGCCCCATAAGCGACTTTTTTCATCTTCTCGATAAAACTATCTCTATCAGAATTTTCACTTGATAGATGACACATTATTACGTTCTGCAAGCTATCTGAATAATTTGCTTTAACAAAATCACAAGCCGTGTCAATGGATAAGTGACCTCTGAATACGTGATTAGCTTTTCCTGTGTTATCCCTGTCGATTAAAACCTTGTCATAATTCACACCTAAGAGAATGTGGTTTATGTCTTTAAACTTCCACTTGACAACCTCGCAATCGGTTATATAAAGCATTCTCCCCATTTCCTTGTGAGTAATCAGAAAGCCATATATCGGGCAAGGCTCGCCATTTGCGTCTGTGTGTGTCCAGTTTCCGTCTATTGTCGTTAAATCAAAAGGCTTTACTGTAAATTCGCCCATATTCATTGATTTACAGCTATCGCCTAAATATGGGGCGAATATCGGTATTCCCATAGCTTCAAAATCTTCTACTGACTTGCTGTGGTCAAGGTGTTTATGGGTGCATAACACACCCACAACATCTTTAATATTCCAATTCAAGCCTTTTTTGATTTCCTTAATCGGTATTCCGCAATCAAGGATAAGTGTTTCTCCACTGTTGGAAGTTAAGGTGTAGCAATTACCTGTACTTCCTGTTGCTATACATTTAAGTTTCATTCCTTAATTTCTCCGCATCTTCTCTTAACATTATTTTGAATTTTCCACCACACTCACAAACAGCTTTTGCGTCATAAACATTCCAATTTTTATTAGAACGTGATTCATCTTTTTGCTGTGGTTTTCCGCACAATTCGCACGCAATTATTATTGGATTTTGTTTCATATTTACATTTCACTCCTTTAATACTTAATATTCATATTTCCGTGTTCATTCACCCAATCAATAGCTTCTGCGTATGTCACGCCATTGTTTTTCAAGATGTAAAGAAGATTATGGAATTTAGGGTGTGTTTCTTTCAGCCTTAAAAATCTGCTTTCTTTCTCTAAGTGACATCCAAATCCACACAGCACGCAGCCTGTTCTTTGGCAACCAGTTGTTTTCAGCAATGGTCTTTCATTATCAAAAATTCCAAAATCCGCAAATGACATCTGATTTTCGCATTGCCCCATAGCTTCATAATCTGTAACTACTTCGCCATAAACGGAACATATAGGCAGATTATTTTCTTTGATGTAAAGCAACACATCCTGTTCTGTCCAAAAGCTCATAGGGTTGCTATGCGGTCTTGTAACATTAAAAGCATTACAGCCGTCCTGTAGCCATTTCTGCGTACGCATAACGCTTTCACTTGCCATAGTTGCTATAATCGGCTTCCTGCCTGTTTCTTTTTCATAATCGTGTGCAGGCTTTTTCTTCATAATGTCACAACATAAGTCGCTTATTTCAAATGGTGCTTCAAGAAAGAATTTATATTTTTCTTGATTAAACTGACTATAATTGCCTTTACTATCTGTCAGTTCTCCATTCAGTCTGCGTAACCTGTATTCCGAACCGCTAGGGATAACCCCAATCTGTAAACTCTTGTACTGTTCGTTCTGCTTGTCTATTCTCCTGTCTATTCCTAGCAGGTCTGCCATATAGCAAGCATACGGAACTGTCTGTCTGTCTGTTAAGATTGTGTTGTTAGATTTTTGCATGTCAAGGTATTTAACATACTTTCTTGCACCGCTTACACAATTTGATACTTCCTTGCTAATCATTGGAAATCCATACTTTTCGCAAACCTGCGCGAATGAAATTTTAGGTTTCAAAATCACAAGGTTATCAAAAGTCTTGGCAAACTGTTTCAACTCTGGATACTGCGTCGGCACATCTACAAACACAAAAGGAATATTTTTATATCCGCAAACCTCTCTGATTATGTGCCCTAAAACTGTGCTATCTTTGCCACCGCTAAATGACAGATATACTCCATCTTCGCCAAATTCATTTACCCAGTTTCTTATTCTCTCTGCTGTCATTCTGACTTTGATATTCAGCGGTAATGCCTGCCATTGGTATAATTCCTGCATTGTGTGTTTTGCCATACTCACACCTCGATTTCATCATCCTGTGGGAACTGAAAAACTTCCATATTGATGTATTCTTCAAGGGTGTCTTTGAACTCTTCCGGTTTTAACGATTTTTCCATATACTCGCATGTGCCACTTGCAAGAGCTTTTATAATTCTAATTCTCGAATATTGCTCTCTCAGCATTTTCATAGCCTTATACGATTTCTCTTTGGAAGAGTACTCGCCTAATACGTATTTCTCCCCATTGTATAGTGCTATAACGCTCTCCATTGCGTGGCACACAACTATCTGCTCATAAGGCAAATCAACATTGCCATGCTGTGAAATTACTCTCATATCAGTTCTCCTCACTCTGCATGAATGGCGGTAGTTCCTCTGACTGCTTGTCAGCTGTGTCGGTTGCCGTGGTGTCAACTACATCTGCCTTATCTTCTATAAACTCAACAGTATTAGCATTTTCGGCAATTTCAGCCTGTGTAACTTGATATACCTCGTCCATTTCAACCTGTGCCTGTCGCGCCATTGGGTCATAATTCTTAGGGTATTTCCTTGTTGCATTGTTACACATTTTTCTCTGTATCATGCTCTCTGGAGTATCAAGCCAAGCACCGCTTATAAAAGGTCTTGCAAGCTCACATTCGAGCATTTCATCTACTGTCTTGCACGCTCTTAAGGCATTGAGAACTTCTTCCTTTTTCTCTTTAATTTTTGCCTTTTCTTCCGGTGTTGCATCATATCTAGTTCTTGCAACTTCTTTCCCATACTGTTTTTTAGTACCTGTAATAATTCCAAATGTAGCATTCAACATATTCTGCTTTACGTGAGATAAGAGGTTTACCTTAACGCTATCTCTATCAGCAGAAAGATATGTTACTGTTCCGTCTAACAACTTAACAGGATATACAACTCTTACCGCCTTATCAGATAATCCGTTTTCTTCCCACTCCGGCTCTGTAACTGTAAGTCCTTTATGTTTAGGCGGTATGTACTTGTCACCCTCTTTAATTACCCAATATGGATATACCTGTTTAACATCTTTTCCATAGTTGGCGAGCAAAGAATCATAACCGCTTCCCTCGATGCCCATTTCGACTTGTTGCTGCCATATATCTTTTCCGTTTTCATCTTTCCCGACATTAACATTTCTTAACTGAAAATAGCACTCTCTTGGATATGCACTAGCATTTAATTTAAGGCTTGCGCAACGCTTAACAATGCCCCTTAAATTACTTGTATCAAGATTTCCCATGTTAATCTTAGGGTCACTCTTAACAAGATTAAATATGCTTGTCATAGCTTCCATAGCACACTCTTTTGCGTAATCGTCCATATCCATTCCAACAGCCTTATAATCGTTAATGATAAGCCCTGTCATTGTATTGCTCCACTCGCTTAGAGAAGTGGTAAATGCTTTCTTTTCCGCAACTGCTGTATTCTCTGCCATAATTATTCCTCACTTTCTACTTCTTTAAATTCGCCATCAACTAATTTATAGAATGCATCTTCTTTGATACGCTCTCCGTCTACACATTCTGTTTTTACACACTTAGGAATCCATATATACTTACCACTATCATTTGTTTTATCAGTTCTAATCCATTCAGCTAACGTTATCCAACTACCGATTTTTGCTTTTGCTATTGAATTATAGCCCGCTGCCATAACAACTGAATTTTTACCCTTGGATGTTATCTTTGCGGAATATCCACTTGAACCTATCTTTGCATAATCTCCACTTGAACCTATCTGTGCGGAATCTCCACTTGAACCTATCTGCGCGGAATATCCACTTGAACCTATCTGTGCGTAATATCCACTTGAACCTATCTGTGCGGAATCTCCACTTGAACCTATCTGTGCGGAATCTCCACTTGAACCTATCTGTGCGGAATATCCACTTGAACCTATCTGTGCGTAATCTCCACTTGAACCTATCTGTGCGTAATCTCCACTACTATCAGTTTCGTTATCTTTACCAGATTCAACTCTTGCTTTTTCAATAGTAAAATCTACACAAGCCTTAACAAACCCTTTAAGCCCAAGTTTCGCACCAATATGGAGCTTATTTGTAGCTGTTTTATTCCCCTTTTTATAAACATCTCCAATAGCTTCAACATCTGCAAAATCTGGAATGTTGCCATTTTCATCAACAAGCTGGTAATAATCCAGCACATCAAATGGGTTTTCGCAGAAATGCATTACGCCTGCTTCGCATATTTCATTTCCGTTTTCTTCATAAGTAGCATTCTCTTTGTACTGCTTACCTCTGCATATCATTCCTTTATTAAATGCTTTATATCCTTTTACGCCCATCATCTTTCCTCACTTTTTTCAAACTCTTTTAACTGTTCCGCTAACTTCTTACACTCATCTGCAACATATTCTTCGGTGCGGATAACATCATCAATCGGATATTTACTTTCAACCATTTTTCGTAGTTGAAGCTCTCTTCTATGGCTTGGAAACTTCTGCATCGCATAATCCAAATCTGACTTATCTCCTGCGTGTCCGCAATCAAATCCGAACCACCACAAATCACTCTCGATTGGATAACTTGAATGCTCTCCACCACCTGCATATGTAATGCCACCGTGACACTGAAAATATGCTTCAATGCGGATTCTTTCATCTTCGTCTAGCCAAGCACCAAGCAAAGGAAGAATCCCACTTACTTCTCTGTCTCCGACATCAGTTTTCTTGATTTCAAGGTAATCACTGTAATCCTTTCCATATAATGGATGATTCTTTGGAATGCCGACATAGCCGCATCTGTGCCCGGAACTTCCAAATATGACAACGCATTTGTATCCTGCGTGTTCAAATTCACGCTCTACAACATATCTATCATTCATAGTGCTTATCCCTCCGCAATCTCTAATTTCTCACTATCATTAACAATCAGCATAATCAACTGACTATCTACCATTTCAGCAACTTTCTTCTGATTGTCCGTACTAAGGCTTTCAGAATCGTCCAAAATGATAGGTGTTGATATACCGCTAATCTTCTGGATTGAATTGCAAATATCAACTCTGCCTAAAATCCTGTTACCCTTGTTAGACATAGTTGTTAAAATGCTCTTTCCGTCAACCGTAGGTATGCAACAACTCGTGTAATTACCATTCTTGGCATATTCAAACAACTGCCACTTAACTAACCCAAAATGGCTGTTTACCGCTTCTGTCAAGGCTTCGTTCTTCGCCTTGTCTAATTCATCAAGCAAATCAAGGGTTTTCTCTGCATTAGCCTTATTCTGTTCGCTATCAATCCTTGTCTGCTTTAATTCTTCAAGTCGCTGTTCATCTGCTGCTGTATCGGACTTTGCAATCTGTCTTTCACATTCTGCTAACTGCTGCCTTAAAGCTGTTTCCTGTGCTTTTAATTCTGCCTTGATTGCTGAAATGTCATTAGCCTTGTGCATAGCCTGTTCTTTTTCTGCAATCTTCTGTTCAAGTGCCTTGTATTCTTCGGTGGCTGTTACATCTATTTCCTGTGGAAGTTCTGATAACTGCTTCTTAAGGTCTGCAATGGCTGTATTCAGCATTTCAAGACTTTCTTTATGCTGTGGCAGCTCTGACACGAGTTCTGTAAGCACTTTCCTCTCTTTCTTTAATCGTTCACTGTACATATTGCCATTGTCAGTAATTGTCTTTAAGTTATCAGCCTTATGTTTTTCAAAATCAGCCTTTAACTGTTCTTTCTTATCTTCCTTATATTCATTGCCACAATAAGGACAGATAAGGCTATTCTCGTCAAACTTACGCTCATTCTCTTCTTTCCACTTGTCACGCTCTGTTTGTAAATATCCTTTAATGCTCTCGATAGTCTTTTCAGAACTAGCAATGCAACTTTCCGTATCAGTAATAGTCTTTTCTGTCTGCTTAACAAGAAACTTCTTATCAGTAATCTTGATGTCAATTCTTCGTCTAGCCTTGATATTCTTCTCATTGGCCTTACGAACCATATCGCTCTGCTTAAATTTCAAGTCAAGAATATCAGCACTAGCCTTGTTATATTCAGCTAACAGCTTGTCATTATCTGTTTGCTTTGCAATGCAATCAGCAATCTGTACTTTAAGGCTGTTCTTCTGTAATTCAAGGTCAGATACATCTGTGTCCTGCTTAATCTGAATATCACGCTCTTTTTCCTTAATCTGTCCGTCAAGAATAGGCAAATCCTTTGTAATTTTGGTCTTGGTAGCCTTATTCATAGCGGATAATTCTTCAACTGTATACTTATTAAGTAAAGGAACTAACTCGGCTAATTTGGCTTTCTGTGAAGCTATATCAAGGTCTGTAACATTGCCTACAAGACTGAATAAGTACTCACGCATTTCAACCGGCTTCTGATTCAGAAATGCATTTACATTACTGCACATCTTAAACACATTCATATCAACATCAAGGTATGCGTTGAAGTCCTTTAAAGTCTTAGGAACGTCATTAACAAAGTACTTGTTATCGTCTTTGTACGAACTTCCGTCTTTGCTGTATGTCCGCTTCTGTACTTTCTTCATAGTTATTTCTTTTCCGTCAACGTCAAGTGTAAGTTCAACGCTTGTGTCCATATCATCAACGGATTTTCCGTCAATCTCTCGTCTTACAACCGGATTATCCTTTAACTCATAATCGCAGTTAAATAGACACCAGTTGTAGGCGGTCGCAATTGTTGACTTGCCTACACCGTTCTTTGCCATAATTTTAGTTATGTCAAAGAAGTTAAATTCTTCATGTGCATAACACATAAAATTTTCAACTGTTATCTTTAAAAGCTTAATTTTCATCCTCGAACCCCATAACCTTTCCGTCATTCAGAATAACTGTCTGACCTTTCATTTCCTGCATTTCAATACAATCCTGAATTGTTATTTTCTCTCTGTTCATTTTAATTTGCTCCTTTTCCTAGTAAATTTATCAATTGTTCGGCGGCTTCCAGTCTCCTTATTTATGAGTTTCAAATAAAACTCTGTTTCCTCTACTAAAAGCCAATGTTCAGCATTTAAGTGGTGTGCCGAACACGCTTCCTTTTGAGAACGTGTAAGTTTTTTAGGTTGTTTCATATCAACCTCTCTTTCTTTTGTTAGTATCAATTCTAAAAAGAATTGCGGCAATGGCTTCAACAACTATTGCTATACTAACCATAAATATAAATAAATCCATTTTATCTCCTTAAAAGCTCATCTGTGCATTAGCACAGGTTATTCTTTCCGTCAACACTGTTGGCGGTATATAACAGTCAATGCAATCATGCAAGTCTGCTATATATCTTCTTTTAATGCTCTTGTATGTTGAAACGCAGCCATATTCTCGTTTCAACTGCCTGTACATGTCGGCAAATACCGACCCTCTAAGGCTTCTGTCTTTGTATGCCTCAGCGTTTTTACCGCCGAGGACCTCAACAGCCTTCCTCTTTATATGCTTCTGTACTTCGTCAATCTCACAGCCGTACAGCGGCATATCATTTTCAAGGGAAGATATTTTATCTTCAACCTTGTCAATTCTTTCATTCAGCTTCACATTGCCTTTTGCAATGAGCTGAATTTTTTCTTCATCTGTCATATTAATGTTGTAGTTTCCCGTCTTTCTGATTGACGGAAGAACCTCTGATGTAACCCAATCTGTAAATCTTTCAGCACTTGCCTTGCGGCTCTGAAAGATTGTTTTATACAGGTTTGGTTCGTTAATGTAAACCATTTTCTGTGTTCCACCATTTGTAAGGGTGTCCACAGTATGGATACCCTTTTCAGATAACCTCTGTTTGACATTTCCTACATTTGTAATTTCCAATGCCCTGCAAACATCAGCCAAACAAAACATTGGCTCGTCATTTACGATTACCGTTCTGACGTTTCCAAATTCTTCTGAATTAAAAACCTGTAAATTTGTATCTGCCATTTCTTCTCCTTTCTGTGATATAATCCTCTTATCTTTATTAAAGGAAAGAGGTGAATGTCTATGGCTAAATGTCCACAAAATTCATTCAAAGAGTGCTATGGCTCTGAATGTGAATGGTACATAGCCGATAAAGGGTTATGTTCTATTACCTGCATTGCTCAAAGCACAGGTGATATCAGTGTTCTTCCTTTGGCTTTTCAGTATTTAAAAGATACCCAAAAGAATCAGCTATTCGACAAATAGCTGATGAAAGTTCAACCAAACTAGGTTTGTACCCTCTATCGTTAGGTTTAACTTTCTTACTTTCCTCTGCCAACAGCTCCATCTGCTGACAGAGGATTTCTAAAACGTGTTCTTTTTTACTCTCCATCTCCTACTCCTGTTTCGTCCTTGTTTTTAGGCTTATCTGCCATAGTTTCCACCATTCCAAGTAAATAACCTTTTTGGTAATCCGACATCTTTGGAATAGTATCTTTTAATTTTTCAACAATTTCTTTTTCTTTTTCACTCATGTTCTCACCTCGCTTCCATTTGTTGATTGTAAAACAATTATATGTCGGTGTAAAACTTTTGTCAAGAACTTTTTGTTGATTTTTTCAACAAAGTATGATATATTACTTTTTAGAAAGGAGGAAAAAAGGAATTGAACAATAGAATTAAAGAAGTCCGAAATCATTTTCATTTAACACAACAGGAATTTGCTGACAAAATAAAAGTCAAAAGAAATACTGTTGCAACGTATGAAATGGGTAGAAGCGTTCCTAGTGATTCGGCAATAGCTTTGATTTGCAAGGAATTTAATGTAAACGAGTTTTGGCTACGCACAGGAAAAGGCGAACCCTATATTAAAAAAAGCAAAGATGAAGAAATTGCTGAAATGCTTGCAGACATTCAAGCCGCTGGTGAAAAAAGTTTTAAGTACAGACTTATTGCGGCACTTAGAAAATTGAACGAAAAAGACTGGGACAGTTTAGAGAAGCTTGTCGATTCAATGATTGAAAACAAATAAAAGAAGCCGGGATAACACATTATGCTATCCCGGCAATTTTATTTAAGTAATCTTTTTATGTACGCATATATAACTTTAAGCCAATGCGTATTATCACATTTATTTATTAATTTAAAAATCTCATTTCTGTAGAAAACATTTTCAGTGTTATCTTTTTTACACATAATTTACCCTCCGTATTCCCCGACACAAAACATAAAGTAGCGATACAAACATTATAGAACAAATGTTTGCTTCCGTCAAGATTGGAACAAAGGTCGCTGATGTAAATTAAGGTTATGTAAAGGGGCGGCGGCGCAATGCCAAATAGCGCAACCGCCCGCCGGAACTTGAATTGCCCAATCTTTTGGACAATTTAATTTTACATAAATTACCAGTTTTTCACAAACGATTTAAACCGCAAAAAACGACATTTACTCTAAAATTGCCTACATTTTATAGCGTATGCTGTCACATAATGTCGGATTGCGGCGCGTATAGTACTAATTTGCTATTTATCAGTTCGACAAAAATTAGATTATATGCTATTATTATTCAAAAAATAAAAAGCAAGGGAGAATTTTTATGAAAAAGAAATTATTATGCTTATTAATGCCGGTATGCCTTTTAGGGCTTGCGGCTTGCCAAAATTCAACTGCGGATAATTCTACCACCGCAAACAGTACAGAAGCAGTAACGGAAACGCAAACCGAAACAGAAGCCCCTACAGAAAAAGAAACACTGTTATCAAGGGACAGAATGACATACACTGGAGATATTACATATGATACTCTTGCTAGATACCCGGACAAAAATATTGATAAGCCTGTGAAATTTGACGGAAAAGTTATACAGATGATTGGTGTGGTTGACAGCAATTACACCGCTATAAGAATGGCTGTAGATGATGACTACAATCACGTGTTGCTTGTTGTTTATGCAAACGATGTAATTGACGGTAAACTACTTGAAAATGATAAAATCACAATTTATGGCGGTTATGTCGGTCAGTATTCATATACATCTACACTGAATAAGCCGATAACAATTCCACAAGTTGAAGCTGTTATGATTGATTTGCATGATAATAATTAAAATATCACCGGGAGTATTACACTCCCGGTATTTCTATGTTTAAATTACTCGGCAATTGCTAGATTGGTAATTCTTTTTATATTAAAAATCAAGTGTTTTTAATTTTCATGTAAACTTTTATATTCATCTGACCTTAAAATATCAGCCATTATCATTCGTAAACTTGGATAATGTCTTCTAGCTATTACAACCTCATCATTCTCCGGCTCACGATTCAAATATAATCTGTATGCTTTTCTTGTAAAGTTATCATAATATTCATCGCTGTTAATCATTGCATTATCTACGTCTGATAAATCACAGTCAAAATCTCTGTCAATGATAGCATTTATATAAGCTTCCTTTCCTTCCGGATCTGCTGGTCTGTCAAAATGCTGGCAGTAGCAAGTTTCAATACAAATCCCTGCTTCTTCTCTTGTCATATTATTTTCCTCGCTTTCATTATTACTATTATTGTCATCATAAAACATTGACACATCCAAATGCTGTGGTGCGCCATTAATATTTCCATTTGTAGATGTATATTGCCAGCCCATTATATTCCAGCCATCCATCGCAAATAGTTCATCGAGATTGGGATTATCCAAATACATTGCTACCCACAGTGGATACTGTGTCAGTCTGCTGTCAAAGTACTCATTTATAAAGCTCATATTTGCATATAACATTGTATTGTATCCATGCTCTGCCATTCTGTCAGCAAATGCAATCGCTATATCACTTATCAGCTCACTTGTTGCTTCAATTCCGTTATCATTCATATAACGGACTGTATCTCCCTCAATATCATATGCAACCGGATAATCAAGACTCATTCCATTTAAAACCTCTGCACATGCATCGGCTTCTCTTACAGCTTCTTCTGCGCTTCTTGCATAACAGAACCAGTATACTCCTGTTTTATGTCCTGCCTGCTTTGCCTGTTCAATAAAATAGTCAAAATTAATATCCTTTTGTGCAGCTGAATTGCCATATCCGGCTCTTACTATAACGCCTTGTATATTACTTTCTTTTATTGCTTCAAAGTCAATTGAACCAATTGTCTGATTACAAGACACATCAATTACTCCGTACATAAAAATTCTCCTTTCATTAAATAAATATATAAAAATAAGAAGCCAATTAATTAATCTAACTAACCAACTTCTTCAATAATCTTATTTTTTTGTTCGTCTGTAATCCACTTTTTCGCAACTGCTTTATATAGAATTAACAAATTATATTCTTTTGTTTGCGGATTGTACGACTTTTTATAAATTCTCTTTATAGTGCTATACATAATCATTCCTCACTTTCTCCAATTCCCATGTCTGACAATACTAATGCGTCTATCGTATCTTCAAGCGCCGACAATCTCTGTTCGGTTTTATCAATGTCATCTAAAACAAATGTAGCAACTCCATTCTCATATTCTAAACTTTTTTTACATTTGTTTATGAATACATTCATAATATCATCGTTTTCACTTAAAGTTTCTATCCTTTCAAGTGCTTCACTTGTTAGCATATTATCGAAAATTTTTACTGCCTCTGTTGCATTTTCGACTTGTACTTTTATATAGCAATCACATGCTTCTATTACATTTTCTAAAATATTTTCATTGTTAAGTTTAATTTTTTCCATGTCTAAAATTCCTTTCTTTAAGTTATTGTGAATAAACTGCGTGGAAACATCGCAGTCAGATTGAGTACAACATTACTTAAAGCTTCTGTTGGTCTTAAAGTTACATTGCGTGTATTGTAATTTATATTGCATAATACTAATTTATTTAAAGGCACCCACGCCGAATTTAAAGCAGCTATAACCCCAAGATAAATACCTTTAGTTGGTGTTACATTAGTTGGCAGTACTACAATAGTTTTGTTTGTTGCTGTTCCACCATATTCTGTTAAATTAACACCTTGTGCAGAAATTTCTAAGTATACAGCAACTTCGTTATACCATAAAGTGCAATTTGTTCCAGTAAGTTTATTCCATGTACCACTGGCATACGCAAGTGTATTAAGTCCTTTAACTTTAACATCTGCAACAGTACCATTTGTATTAACTGCAACACTACCATTTGTAGAACCTGTAGCAATACTTCTTACACCCGCATTGTAAAAAGTTGTGTTAGAAAGTCCTATTCCGGTGCCAGCACTATATGTAGTGTTGGTATCTGTAAACTTAGCATTTGCCGGAACGTCTGCATTTACAGTATGTCCATTAACTGTAGAAGCATTGCCAGTTAAATTTCCTCGTATGCCCTCTTTTGCATTCACATAATCAGCTTCTAGTGCATGTGTCCATACATTATCCCATTTTTTATCTTCATGTCCTAAATCAATGTATTCATTTGTATGTGGGATAACATCACCAGTTATAACTCCACCTGTAGTTGCTAATGCTCCAATATTAGCAGGTGTTAAATTAACATTTCCCGTGCGGTATGTACTTTCTGCATTTCCTTTAATTCCTGTAACTGCACCACCTACCGCTTCTTTCGCTTTTTCATAATAATATTTAGCGCTTTCCGTATTTCCTACTGCATAATTTTTAGACTTAGTGGCATTACTTTCAGCCGTAGCCGCTGCTGCACTCGCAGAATTAGCACTTTCATTAGCGATTTTTGCTTTTTCCGTAGCCGTAGCTGCATTTTGCATTGTTACATTTTCACTTATTTTAGCTGCTTCTGCACTTTTAGCTGCTTCATTTGCTTTTAAGATGGCTGTATTTGCATTGCTAGTTGCTATGTTCTGTTTTTCGGCCGCTTGTTGACTGTAATACTTAGCATTATCCGTGTTTTCTCCTGCACGGCTATTCGTGCCGCCAACAGCGTAGCTTTGTGCTTTAGTGGCACTAGCAGATGCATTATTGGCATTATTTTTAGAATTTGTTTCACTTGTTTTAGCATTACTTTCAGATGCCGCCGCCGCTTTCTGACTAGCCGCGGCTTTTGCTGTTTCAACCTTAATATCAGCAAGATAATTTGGTTGTAAATGTTTTTCCTTAATACTTGCTTCCTTAACAATTGCAGACACTTTTCCAGCACTGTCAATCGAAAATGCCACCGTGTCACTGTCCAAAAACTCATACTGCGTAATCAGTGCTGCCAGGTCTATATATTGCTTTGTGCCGTCAATAAGCGTTAATATAATCTGCTGTGTTCCGGCATTATATGAAAAATTCACAGCAATCTTTTCCATTTGCGTGTCAATCGTTATCTTTGAACCGTTTTTCTTTACAATCGTGATAATACCTGTCTTTTCTTCAAATGTAACGTCCTGTACCAGTGTTGAAACTTCTTCCTTAGTCGCTTTTGTAGTGTCCAGTGTAATTACCCTATTGTCAATTTCATCTGTAGCCACATCTATTTTATTCAGATTACGTTCATTTAGTGGTGTTTCATCACTCGGATAATTCTCCCAATTTATACGACCATACGTTTTATTCATGTCTGCTCCTTTCTAGTTCCACGGAACTTCCCAATCGCCTGTCAAAGTAATACGGCGTTCAGCCGCATTAATTTCGAAAACACCTACTTCTTCACCGTCTTCTTTGGCAGCAATTCGGATTATTGTTGGATACAGTCTTATTGCCGCGACAGCATTACTTAATATTATTGTGTCGTAATTTAAGTATGTTTGTTCATCTTCTCCAACAGCATATTGCAAGCCCTCTGCACTTATGTTCCATGGTCCGATTTTGCCATTGGGCATTTCCGCACTGCCATCCAAACCGATTTTAAAATTTTGATTTGCCGTTACAACGCCGTTCAGATCGATTCTGTTTGCTTTAACCAAAACTTTTTCAGCAGATTGGTTAATGCTTGAAATAATTTCATCACCGTTTACTTTTTTTGATACTTCTGTATTAATGCTGTCCGCCGTCTGCCTTATTGCACTGTTCACCTGTTCTGTAGTGCTGTAGCTTTGCAGTTTTCGGCTCACCTCTGCCGAAATCCCCTCTGCTGTAGCATTGATTCGGGTATTCATTTCCGTTGTTGTACTGTAATCATTTAACTTATCTGCTGTGTCCCGTTTTGCATTACTTTCAGCCGTTTCAGCGGCAGATTCGGCATACTCTTTAGTTTCTGTTACCTTTTTAGACAACTCTGCTGAAATCCCCTCCGCCGTCTGCCTTATTGAAGTTTGTAGCTCTGTCTTTGTATTTGTAGCATTTTCTTTTGTTTCATATTTTTTGCCGACTTCTGACATAATTGATTCAGCAGTCTGCGTAATTTTAGAAGATAATTCTTCTTCACTTTGCTTTGCTCGTTTAACTTCGGAAGTAATACTTTCGGCGGTCTGCGTAATTTTTGTTGATAAACTACCCTCGGCTTCACTCGCCCTCTTTACTTCTGATGTAATGGATTTTGTGTTTTGCTGTATACTACTGGATAAGTTGTTTACTGAATCGGATACCTCGCTTCGGATACTGTTTGCAGTCTGCTTAATACTGCTTGACAAGCCGTCAGCCGTGTTTTTAACTTCTGCCCTTATATCCGTTGCCGTCTGCTTAATTTCAGAACTTAATCCGCTTTCAACGTCCGTAATCTTACTGTTTGTTTCTTCGATTGTCCGTGTCAGTACATTGGTTTTACCTTTAAGCTGTATAATGCGTTTATGCACGCTATTTACTTGTGTAGAACGGTATTCTTCACCCGTTGCTTCATATTCATCCCTAAGTGCCTGTATGCCTTTTAGTGTACGTTTTAACACGTAGCTTTCAATGATTTCATATTTTGTTGGCAGACGAACAGCGTCGCCTACTTCAATACATGGGTTTCCTTTACAGTCCGCAGAAAACGGTCTGTAAATAATTCCCCGGATTTTACCGTAAATGTTATTTGCGATTTCCGTCAGTTCTTCACTGCCTTTGCCGTAAACAAGAAAATTATCTTGTATTATATAAGTATTTGTACCAGCACCGACAATTACGCCAATGTCATCTTCTTCTTGTCGAATTTGCAATTTATCAATACTTTTAACGAGATAATCTTCATACTCGGCTGTAATATACATACTTTTCCCAATTCGTGTACTTTTGGGGTCTTTGGGATATAAGGTATTGGATGGGTATAAATCATTTCTGGGATATAAACCTTGTATTTCTTGCTCTAAATAGATATAGTGGAATTTTCCATCTCTACCAATGTGACCAAAACAACCATTAATTTCACAAATACAATTAATCACTGTTGCACCACTCAATTCTTCAGGTTCGATAGTCTTTTCAATTTTCATATTGTCGTTTACAAGTTCTATATCAGCTTGTGCAACATTAAAATGCTTAAAAAAACTATCTCTAAAGGATTTCATTGTTGTAGTGCTATCTTTGTTCGGTAATATTTTGTTATACCAATTAACAACATCAGCATTTATAATGTCGTACAACACATCATAAGCCACAATATCTCTACAAGTTCTATCTGCTGTCGGAGTATCGGAAAACACTTTATATCTGCCACATAAGAATGGTTTATTTGTATTATTATTTAATGTAGTTTTTACTGTTATCCATTTATTCTTCATTGGAAGAAAAATGTTAGATACTGTAAATTTTATGCAAGACGCTTCACAGCAACCAAAAGTTAATTCATCTTCGGAACATAAACTTTCTGTTAATTCAAATTGTTCTTTATGCAATTCAACATTTGTTATATTGGTGGTTTTATCATCGGTCATTATATTTAATTGTTTATTTATACTATTCTTTTTAAACAAATCAATTAAGTTATAGTTAATCACTTGCTACACCTCCAATAAACGCTAGTCGAATTGCGTTGTAATAGATAGTTCCTCTAAAAATGCCGTAAATAGTGGGTTCAAAATCAGCTAAATAGCCATATTGTGTGACATAGTCGTCATACTCTGGAATGTAAGCTGTTATATAAACACCTCTTTCAGTTGCATTTACATAATTTGCTTGAATATTTCTCATTAAGTCTGTAAATGTATTATTTGTAAGCATTGCGGGGGTTTCAAATTCAATTTTCTCCGCTTTTAACTCGACTGCGTTTCGATGTTCATAGCCGTTGGCATCTGTGTAATCATCAACATCTTGCATATTTACATATGCACTATAACTTTCAGCTTTAATGTATTTAGTTGGTATTATGTAATCGCCTATCCTGATTAAAAAGCCACTGTAAGCCATGTTATTACCTCGCAATTCTTAAAAATTGACGTAAAAAGCGCTTATCGAACATCACTATTCGATAAGCGCTTAATAAGATTATTATTTTTTATAAAATTAATAATCAAATGCCGGTTTACCAGTTCTATTAAAATATTCTCTTGCATATTTTCTTGCACTGTTACCTATTTCATTTTGGGATATTCCAAATTTTTTATTAAGTATTCCTTGCAGTAGTTCATTTTGTTGTCTTAACAACGCTACTTCCTGCTGTGATGTATCATATACTGCTTCTCTAATACCTGTAATTTCTGCACCACCAGCAACCGCCGACTTGCCACCAACTGTACCAGCAATTTCAGGGATGCCATTTTCACCGGCCATTACTATACTATATTGTTTTGGCAAAAAACCACCATCCGCATATCCCTTAAATCTTAACTTCATAAATCCTGTGGACATTGGGTCGCCTGTGCTATATGGTTCTCCCTCTATTTCCGCTGTATAACTCGATGAAATAGCGTTGGTAAGAGAATCATGTATTCTCCAAGCATTGCTATCTATAGTGTCAGACAGTCCGTTCATAAGGTCACTTCCCATATCTGCACCAATATTTCCAGCATTTACCGCATCAATTATTGACAGAAACGCAACAGCCGTAGTATTAGGAACACCATCAACTTTATCCCTGTAATTACTTACAAGACTTCCACCAGCTTCCGCACCAGTCTGTATAGCTTCTGCAACAGCTTTTAAATGCACATCATTAAATAAATTATTGCTATATCCCGGTAATCCGCTAGTGCTTTCTTTAAAAGCATTAGACATTTTTGTGCCGCCGTTAGAACCAACCTCTTCTAATTTGTCAAATGTGTTACTTGTATTTTCAAAAAAATCGTTAATACTTTCCTGCGATTCTCCTGTTTTTTCGCTTATGGTATTTTCGATTTTTTCAAAAGATTCTTGCGTAGCCCTTGACATTCTTTCATTATCGACCTCATAAGCCGATGCCAATTCATCCGCACTCTGCCTTGTGCTATCCTGTTCCCCGGTCAGTCTGTTGTATTCATTTTTACAAGTTGCCGCCTTTTCTGCCGCATTAGCTATTTCCTGATTAACCTGTTTCACTGACTGATTAAGTTTATCATTGTCATTTGCCAATCGGCGTACTTCATCAGAATTTAAACCGACTTCTTTCCTCAAATCAGTTGAAGATTTTGTAAAACCATTAGTACGTTCTTTTGTCTGGTCTAATAATGTTGTCAATACATCAAACGCATCACCTAAGCCGCTAATTTCATATGTTGCATTAAATGTATCCTTTGACATTCCAGTAAGTTTTTGTGCATAATCATATATTATATTTTCAGCATTTGTATAACGCTCGTTGTTGTCCTTTAACTGGTTCCCTATGTCAAATTCCTGTTTATATAATTCCTTTAATACATCTTCCATAGCCGCCGCTTTGGCATACGCTTCTAATGCATTTATTGTGTTATACACTTCGTCTTTCTGTCCAATAAACTGACCAGTAACACTATCAATACTGCTTGCAAGCTCTGGACATTGTTCAACCAGATAATCAGCGTAAGTTATTAACATTTCACGTTGGCTGTCTGTTAAGCTATCAAAATTGTCGGCTAATTCAAAATACTTATCCGCAATGCTTCTAACGCCAGCATATGTATCTCCGATAGAATTAATCTGTTCCTTAGATTTTTCCACAGTCTGATTAAGATTATCTGCGGCTTGTTTTACAGACTCACTTAATAGATTTGATTTGTATGTCAAATCATCTGTTCCTGTTATAACACCTGCTATTGCTGATACTACGCCAACTGCTCCTACAGCAAGGGCTGTCCATGGGTTTAACAAACCTATAAGCTGCAATGCACCTAATGCCACACCTGCTCCTGCGGCTACTTCTGCTAATGTACCGACTGTAAATTCTGCTCCCTCTCCGATTTTGTGAAATGCATCATATATCAGCAATGCTTCGGAAGCAAAACCAGCTATTCCTATAGCACTTTTTAAGGCTACGGCAAACTTAGATGTAAACGACTGTGCACTGACATTGTAATCAATCTTACTAAACATTTTATTGATTCCGCTTGCAATTGCATCTTTTAATCCTGCGTTTTCCGCCAATTCAACGCCCATTTTAGCCGCAAGTGACTTAGCGAGGGATTGTGATATTTTAGTTGCAATAGCTTTTAAGATGTTCTTAGCAATTTCCAGCTTAAAATATTTTTTTAAAAGGATTGCTCCTATTATAATTGCAACTGTCTTTAGCTCTATATCGCCTATCAGTTCAGATATTCCATCAAATACCTTTGACCATTTAATGTTTTTAATTGTGGTCTTAACAGTGGTATATATTCCCTGCACCCACACATTAATAGCCTTTGCCAGCGATTTAAAATCAAACGTTGCAAAAAATTCATTTATACCTGTTGCAATAGATAATCCAAAATCTTCCCAGTCAAACGTTTCCCCAAATGCTAATGCTGCATAAATAGCAGTGTTTAAAGCCCCTGCAACAGTTCTACCTACTGCTCCGAACAATTCCGGGCTAATCAGTCCATTAAGGAAATCCGCTAATCCTGTGCCGAAATTCCTAGCTCCTGCGTAAACTTTATCCCAGTCAATGTCATTCATTGCATTAGTAAGAACATTACCAATATATTCTCCTAATTCATATAGACTATTAATCTGGCTTTCATAATCTTTAAAAATTGTATCAACCTGTACAAGGTTGCCATCTAATGTGTTCCCTACGCCCCCACTGTTAGTTCCTTTGCCACCAGTACCTTTTTTATTGCTTCCACTATCACTATCGTCAGGTGTTGTTATCAGTTTTAATTCATCAAACTGCCTTGCACCCTTGTTCATTTTTTCAATATTTTTAGCAGCTTGTGCCGTATTGTCTGCGGCTGTACCTGTATCATCAGCCACATCCCCTACGCTATCTGCGATATTACTCCAATCATCAGTGATACCTTTATCCGTCACTTCAAATTTCCAGCCAAATATATGCCCTAATGCATTGGTAACAGTTTCTGCAAAAGAAATCACTTTCCCCATTACAAAATTCAAGCCATTTACAAAAGGTTTTAAGGAATTTATTAAAGATGTTCCTATAATGCCAGCCAATTGCTGGAATGATTGCTTTAATATTACAGTCTGGTTGTGCCAGGTATCAGCAGTCCTAGCGAAGTCGCCCTGTGCGGCTGTAGTATTAGCCATTACATACTGATAACGCAACATGGTTTTTTCAGCCTGCGACATAGACTGTATGTCTGCATCCAAGCCTTGTTTTAACGCCCATTCTTTTAATGTCGCCTGTGTTAAATCTAAGCCATATTTTCTTAAAGGTTCTGTTTCGCCAGTAAATATAGCTTGTAAATTTCTTGCAACATCTGATTGGTCAATCTCATAAAAAGAAGCCATGTCCGCGGTCAATTTTGTCAAATTCATTGACATATCAGCTACACTGTTTGTAGCTGAATATGCCGTATTTTCTGTTTTTGACAGCTTATCATTTATAAGATTAGCACCCTTGACTACCTGTTCAGAGCTAATACCCATAGCTGTTCCCATCGCTTGAAATCTACTAGCAAATTGTTTTACAGATAGTTCAGACATACCAAAATCCTGTATAGACGTTTTAGCCATATCATCTACAAGACTCTCATATTGCCCAAATGTTGTTCTTACAACATTTTCCACCTCTGTTAGTGATGATGCAATATTTATTGCATCTCCGAGTTTGTTAATTCCTCTAAATAACAACCAGTAAGAAGCATACAATTTACCAAACGCAGACGCTAAACTCCAACTACTTTTGCTAGCAGCACCAGCAGATGTAGATACATCAAATAAACTTGTTTTAAGTGAACTTGCTGCCCTTCCACTTGATGCACCTGTACGACTTAATTGTGCTAATGCATTAGTCATATTTATAATGTTTTGACTTACCCTCGGTGCTTTAGAAAGTTCCTGCATTAATTCTTTCATCGCTGTTGCAAGCTTAGGGATATTCTGAACAGCATTAATAGAACTTTTATAGCCTAATTGTTTTATGCCATCAGCTAACTTTGTAATCTGTTCAGCCGCTTTATCTGTAGTTTCTAAGTTGTTAAATGCCTTACCCAAATAAGTCATTGCCGTAGAAGCTTTGTTAATAGATGTAACATCTATCCTGCTTATTTTTTCTACACCCTTTGAAATCCTTGTAAAATCAGCCGTACCTACACTTTTCATTCCCTGCATTGCAGATACGATGTTTTTAACCCCTGTTGCAAATCCATTGAAATTAGCATTACCAACTGCACCTAGTGAAGCTGCTAAGTTGCCTAAATTCTTAACCAGCTTATCTACCGCATTATTCGCCTGTGTTGCATTTGCTTTTATTTTCAATTCTAAGCTGTCTAATTCTTCATCAGCCACCAGCCACACCACCTTTATTATAAATAACAAAGTGGCATATTAAGCCGTTATTTAGGACTTAACATGCCACCCTCTTTTTCTAAAATCTTTATTCGCTGTTTCATTTCAAATACCGCTAACGCTTCATTATTTTTTTTGTTATTCCCCTCGTCTGCCTGCATTTGCATAATTGGTTTTTTAATATATTCGTTCTTAGGGTGTTTAGCAAAACAATGCTCTATTGCAAACATCATTGCAGAAATGCCATAATTGCCCCACCAGTTCCACATATTATCATCTTGCATTTTCCGCTTTAATTCATAGCCTTTAATACAACAGCCTAATTGTGCTGGTGTCATATGCTTAAACTCTTCTATGCTTATGCCAATCGCAAATGCCGTAGGGAAATATTCTTCCCATATTATCTTGTGCCAGTTGACTTCTTTTTGTGGTCTTGTGGAATTTTCTGATTTTGTGTCTGTGTCTGATTCCCATACATCTGCTTTATCATGTCGTTCAGACCCGACAGGTTGAAAAAACCGTCATCTTCCATCATTTTTCTTAATTCATCATTGAGTGTTTTATAAGATAATTTTCTAATCTTCATATACTCTCGCATAACCCTTATTGATTCTTCATGTGTTAAAGGATTATGCTCTAATAATGCTGCATAAAAAGCAGTCTTGCATATATCCGCAGTATCTCCTATCATGTTAGCTGTACCGTTTATAATTTCCATAGAAGTAGGGTTATCCATATCCTTAGCTTCTTCTACGATATATGCACCTGATATCACCTTAAACATCTTTTGCACAATATCCTTGTATTCGGCGGCTTCAAATGAAAATTCTAATTTATATTCTTTATTATTTACTGTAATTGTTTTCATGTTTATTGTCCCTTCCATCCTTAAGTGACAGAAAGTGGTAGTTATACCACTTTCTGTCACATTTTCTTAATAATTCAAATTGGCTGCATTTAATTCTTCGTCAACCGTTACAGCCTTATCATATTCAACCGATTGACTTACGATTTTTTTGACAATGTAATTGAAGTCGGATAACCATTATCATCCTCCACTACAGCAACATCATAATCCTTATGTATCCATCTTGGTACAGTTGATATTGCAATATTACAAGTTCCCGTTAAATGGTCGTCCGTTGCTTCATCTGGTGCAAATGATTCTGAACCGATGAATCCACACATACCCTCTTTGCCTTTTCCATCTGTACCATAAAGTAATACAATATCTAATGGTTCATCTTCGATTTCAATAAGCTTATCAATATACGCTCTTTCAAACGCACCGCTTACAGCCATAGAGCCTGCCGCACGTCTGCCAGCCTCTTGCGTTTCTACTACATCTTCAAGTGTCGATGTATCTACCATATTTCTATCTCCAAATGGTGACGGAATACTCTTAGCTCTTATCAACAAGCTATATGTACCAGCCCAATAATCTGCTTCGCTGCTTTCTTTTTCCTTTTTTCTGTAGATAATTCTACTTTTTAATCCTGTTGCCATGTGTTATACCTCCTTGAATTGCAAATAAAAAACTCATCGTATTTATTGTTATAAAATATCATTCCATCCGAACTTACGTTTTGCTCTGAAAGTAGCAGTCCATAATTTATCCTCTTTTCTTGCAAAAGGCATTGGTTTTATTTTAAACATTTTCTGTTTATAAATATCCGCTATTACACTTGCTATTTGTAAAGCTTCACTTCTGCCGCCATTAGTTGTCACTATTACTTGTGCTGTAAAACTAATAGTATTTATTCTGTCAGCTTCTAAATCTTCATTTATTTCCGTTGGTTCAACCGATTGTATTAATACAGTCGGGAATACTGGTTCATCGCTTATTTCCTCTTCTGTTGTAAAAAAAATGTCGGGATAATCCTCTTCCAAATAAGCCATTGCATTGCTCTTAACTACAGAATACAAATTTGTTTCAAGATTGTAAGCCCATTCATTGTTAATCATCCGAACACCCTCTTTGCTATACCCATATAATCCTCAATTATTCTTTTTTCTGCTTTTAAAACAGGCATTGTAGCTTGTACACCATGTGTAAGTATTAAGTTGTTATTATCATCGTAATAACCCCATACTTTCTTCTGTCCGTTCCCTTTGCCATATGAACCTATCAGAAAACCAAACTCTTCGCCTTTAGGATGAGGGCTTGAACCAACTCCAATATCGTTGTAATAAACACCAGCTCCAAATTCAATGAACAGTATTTCTTTTCCACTTACAATCAACTTAGCTTCCGCTGTTGATTTGTCTGTGTTAAGTTTTACATATGTATTATGGGTTGTATCCGAGCCACTTCTAATCCCTTTTTCATCATATTTATACTGTGCTTCTGCCATGTTGCTATCAATTACTGTAATACCTGCATTAGCTAATTCTGTTACAAATTGCTCTAACTTTCTATGAAATTTAGTTTTATATTTTTGCAACTGCTTTATGGCATTTTCAACAGATTTTTTAGACAATGTTATTACTATTTGTTCAGCCATATATACACACCTACTTAACATTTTTTTGCAAGAGAAATAAATCTACTGTCAATCCCTCATCAGCCACGCCTTTTACAACATAATCACAACTGGTATCATCAATTATTGTTTTATCTTTATCTTTATACTTTACCTCTGACTTTTTCCAAACAAGTGAACCGACTTTTAATGGAAGCCTGCCTTTATCTGCTACAATTTGGACAAAATTTGTTGAATTATCGACACCAAATTCCTTTATTAAAGCTTCGCTTAACTTATTGCTTATAGAGGAAAAAAATACCACAGGCGTTTTATATCCTGTGGTATATTCTCCGGTCTCAACTGGTGTCGGTTTCCCATCTACTTCAATATATTTAATAGTGCCATCCTTGTTTAATTTATAAACCGGAACTCTTTTATTCTTATCCTTAATTGCGTATGTCATTTTTTGCTTGTTGATACATAGCGACATATTAATTCACATCTTTCCCGAATCGTTTCCATAAATCGGATAATTTTTCCCAGCCGTACATTGCTACAAATGCTACAACAAATCCAGCTATAATAGCAGCTAATACCATGTACCACAATATGGTCATTTGTATATACTGCATATAAGCTACAAATGCAGCAACTGTAATTCCTATGGACAGCACAAAAACAAGAATATCTGTGGGTACTCTTGCAAAAATACCTATTCCCTTAATTACCTGCGTAATTAAAGATACAAAAAATGCAAGTGTTCCTATAATTGCTAATATGATTGTCATATTGGCTACAATCGTTTCCATAATGTTCATGTTTATACCTCTTTTCCTTCATTCAATCGGTCTTCAATTCCATCAAGTCGATGATGAGCTGCCTTTACACTTTCCTCAACCTTAATAATCCTGTTATCGTGAGAATTAAGTTCTTTTCTCATTTCTGTAACTTCAT